ATAAAGTACCGAGGCCGAAGCCCCGGTTCTTTAATATAAATAATGCTTATTTCATTAACATGAAATTGTTAGCACCTTGAGTAATTAAACATCTTTCAGATAAATAATGAACTTGCATTGCATCTAAGTCAGAAGTAACAGCTCCAACAGATCCAGTAACCCAAGTCTTCATTCTTCTGTCATCAGTTTGCGAAGCTCTGTAACGAACATGTAAGAATGGTCGTTTTAAGTTCTTCCCTAATTGTTGATCATAAACAGTAGAAGTTCCAGCAGGAATAATAACTCCTCTAAGTGGAGCTACACCATCTCTAGCATTGATACCACCTCTTGTAGCTTTGTCGTTTAAGTATCTAAAGTCAGACTTGTAGAAATCGTAAGATCCTCTTCTGAAACCAGAGAAACCTAAGTTTAATGCCATATCTTCAGAATTGTTAAATACTCCATAAGAAGTACCACCAGCTCCGTAAGAATTCATAGAAGCTAACATGTCGTCCATTGCTAACGAAGTAGCTCTGTTTACAAACATCATGTTTTCTTCAATAGCACCTTGCTTATCAAACTCAGCTAAGATAGCGTCAAATTCAGCTAAATCAGTTGCAGCGTTAACACCAGTTACACCAGTAGTAACGTTACCTCTAGTTTCAATAGCAGCAAATAACCCTTCTGTACCAAAAGTATCACCAGCAGCACTAACAGTACCTTCAGCAGTAGATTCTCCTGGAACACCTTTAACAGCCTCTAGCATTGTCATTTCTAAGTAATCTGTAAATCTAGATCTAGTATCTCCCTCAGCTTTCATGTACCATAAGTAACCGTTTTGATTATCTTCACCTGTAATCTCAACCCAACCGATTGCAGAAGTATCAGATCCTGAAACTTCAAAGTAATCTTTCATTATAATTGGCTTGTTAGTAAAAGATTGAAAAGCAGGTTCAACGTTTCCAAAACCAGCAGTAGTAGAAGCAGAAGCTCCTTGACCTCTTTTTGCTTTTCCAAATTCAGAACCAATAACTAATACAGTTGCAGGAGCTGCAGCGATATCAGTAAATGCACCAGCAGCATCAGTTGTAGCTACCTCATAAGGAAGTAAAGTTGCAGTTGTTGCAGCAGCAGCAGTACATAAACATTTAATAGTACCCTGAGCAGTAGCAACGATACACATGTCATTAATACGAATACCATGTTTGCCAGAAGCAACTGTATTTCCATCAATGTCATTTGCAACCGTGAAGATATTAGTGTTAGTATCGTGTGTTCCAGTGTACGATAAATGTAGTCTACCTTGTTCAGACCAAACAACTTGGTCAGAAGTCATAGCCTCTTCAGCTCCTACTTGTGCAAGAAATCCTGAAATTGTTCTGTTTCCAAAAACTTCAGCTTCTTGTTCCATAAGATCTGGTAAATATTGTTGCGCCCAACCAGCAGTAGCTGTCGCAGTAAAGTCGATGTAGTTTGAAGCTAGTGTTGCTTTTGTTGGTGCAGCTACACTATTTAAACTACCTGCAGTTCCTGAATTACCAGGACCTGGATTTGATATTGCCATAATTTTGTTTTTTAATTTTTAAATTTATTGTTTTTAATTTTGTACTTAAAATCATTAGAACTTTCGCCAAGCGCCCTTACTTTAATCCCACCAGCTTCAACTACCCCGTGAGATTGTCTTGGATCCATACTGATGTTTTTAGATTTAGCTACGCTATTTTTTAAAGCGTCAGCCTTACCCTGTTCGTAAAAGTGACTAGCAACTTTATCAGCATTCATAGCAGTGTACATCGATTTGTGATAACCCTTAGCGTCTTCCATTTCATTATTTTTGTTCAAGAACTTCTTGACAAAATTATTAATGTCGCTTTGAGTATCCTTTACGGCGTCAGAGTCTTTAACATTAAACCTAAACTTCTTCTCGCCAACTTCGTATTCAAAACCTTTGAATTGTTTATTGAAAAGATTGTTAGTTTTGTTTAAAAAAGTACTCTTTTGCTTATCCGCTACTTCTTGCTGCTCTTTTGATTTCGTTGTGTATCTGTTGAAAAAATCAATTGCTTTCTGTTGCTCACCCGTGAGTTTTGATCCGCTTTTGATATCTTCGTAATATTTGGACTTTGCACCGTCCAGGTGTTGCTTTGCTTGAGCAACTTGCTCCTTCAAAGCTAATTTTTTTCTTCTAACATCTCTCTCCTCATCTAGCTCTTCGTCAAAAGAAAAAGTATCTTCCATTAAGAAATCTATTTCTTCAGAATCTAAATGAGGTTTTGTTTGCTTGTAGTATTCTTTTAATATAGAGTTGTTGTCCAGCTCAGAAAAATCTTGATTTAATTTAACATAATCCTCTAGATCTCCACCAGTATCTTCCATAAACTCCATTAACTTCTGTATGTTTTCTGGAATAGGCTTGCCAGTAGCTTCTGCTTCCGCAACAGCTTCTTCTACTTGCTCTGTTAACTCTTCAACTTCCTCTTGAACTTCTTCGTCAGTAATCTCTTCAAGAACTAGAGTTTCAACTTCTGTTTCTGGTTGTTTTTCTTCAACAACTTCTTCAACAACTTCTTCAACAATTTCTTCTACAGGTGATTCTTCTGCAACAACTTCTTCTGAAGGTGGTTTGCTTAAATCTACTTTTGTAACGTTACTTTCTTCAGTTTTGTTTAAGTTAACTTTAGTTACGTTGTCTACTTGCTCTTGGACAACCTTTTCAGTTGCCTCTACTTTTTTCTTTTTTGCCATAATATAATATAATAATAATTAGTACTCTGTTTATTGGGGCTCGAATGCGCCCATGTTAAATCCACCACCCATTATATCATTACCTGCTGATTCAAAGTTTTTAGGTGGTTTTTCGTTTTTTCTTTGGTCAATCATTTCTGATTGTTGTGTTGCTTGTATTTTTGTTCTTTTATCTTTACGATCTTCTTTTTCTTTTTCTTTACCCTTAACGCTGTCAACGTCCGCTTGCCTTAACTGCATGTTGTATTGGAACTCCTGCTCCATTAGCATTTTCTTAAGTTCTCCCTCTGCTTGCATTTTCTGAAGCTCTAACTGCATTTCAATTTGAGCAAGCTCTCCTTTAGACTGTGTTATAGCTTGGTTCTTTTGAATCTCCATTTGAGCAGCAGCTTGTTGCGCTTGGACATTAGCTTGGGATTGCGCTTGTATATTTTGTTGTTGGATCTTTTGATCTCTATCTATCTTTTTCTTTCTTCTAATCTTTAACAACGAGTTAGCCATTTTAAGATTTTTTATTTCTCTAACGTCAATAGCATCTTCTAACTCTATGTTTTGTTGAGACAAAGCAACCTGTATGTTATTCTCAAGTAACGCTTTTTCTTCTTCGTCTGGAGCTAATTCGATAAATATACCGAAATCATACAAATGAAGATTAGACATTTCTTCTAAAGTAGAAACGTTGTGTGCTCCAATAGCTTGCACGAAAGCATCTTTAGTTGGAGAGTATTCTATAATATCAGATATTCTTAATGATAAACATTCTGCCGTTTGAGCTGTTAAGAACAGTCCTGATTGTAATATGTGCCTTGTCGCTGTGTTAGAATTAGCTGCTGCCATTTTTTGTACACCAACTAAAGCGTTTTTATCCGGCGTAGAACCATCTCTAGCTTCGTTTAATCCAGTTACATCTCTTATCATTTGTAGATAATAATTGTAATTACCTATAAGCGCTTGCATTTTTTGACCCCCTGCCCCAGATGTTATTTCTTGAATAGGTACTTTACCAGGATTCATATCGCCTTCAGAAGTAAAACTTCTACCAATAACAGAACCTGTTTGGAAAAACATATTTAAAGCTTCTTGTGGGTTGTAATTTGTACCGTTACCTAAATCAACTTCAGCTAAACCATCGGCATCTAAATAAACTCCATCTGGAACCATTCTAGCCATTATTTGCTGTAGCTTTAAATGCGTAAGTTGTATCATGTCAGCAAAGCCCGTTATACGTTTTACTAACGAATCGATTCTACCTTTGTACATTCTAGGAGCTACTATAGAGTAATTCATTTTAACTTTTGTAAAATCACTTTTAGGACGCACCATGTTTTTTGCCATCTCCCACTTAAGTAGTCTATCTGTACCTAACACCATAGCTCCTTCGTAAAGACACTCTATAGATCTTTGTAACCTTCCGTACCCACCTTCTTTTTCCTCTGGAGGATTAAATGTATCATCTTTTTCTATAGCTTTTTCAGCTCCAGATCCAGTTTCTTTCATTTTATAAACTTCATTCATGTAGCTCTTAAAGTTAAAATAAAGTATTTGAACTGAGTTGTTATCTATTTCTCTAGAAGTGCTACCGCCTTGGTTATAGTTATTATTATGAACTGACCTTGTTTGGATTATTTCTTCTAAATCACTTTCAGTCAAATGCGGAAACTGCTTCGCTAGTTCGTTGATAGGAATTGTTTTAACCTCTCCAACATAATATATATCGTCAAAATATGGCGATTCAGTATAAGAATAAACCAAGTCTGCTGGGTCAACGTAATCTATAGTAACGCCTTGCGACGTGTTAAATCCAGTTTTCACAGCTCCAATACCTAGCACAGTTAAATCGTAGTAAAACCTTTTCTTAATCAACTCGTAGTTGTTACCTTCCATCAAAACCTTTAAAGCTTGCTCTTCTGCTAGTTCCACAGACTGCTTATAAGATAACTGCATGTATAACCCTAACTCTTCTTCGTTTTCAGGTAAAGTTTCAGGATTGTTTTCAGATAGGTCTAAGTTAAAGTTTTCTTTAACATACTGGTCTATGCTTTTCATTTTCATATCCCTAAGAACTGACTCCATGTATTCAGTTCTTTTTTGAACACCATAAGGATCTTGAGAGTACGCTTTTATGTCATACATTCTTTCAGCAATACCATTAGCAACAATATCTACAAATTTAGATATAATAGGGACTGGTGTCCAATCTAGATTTAAGTAGCTTAAGTCACCGTTTATAGATAACTCATCTTTATATTTTTGAATTGATTGTTCTCCACGAGCGTATAACCTTAAGTTGTGGAAATTGTTTTGATTAGTTGAGTACCTATTTGAACCGCGATCTTTATGAAACCATTCGCTTTCAATAGCTTTACCTATTTTTAAACCATAATCGTAACTAAGCTTCTCAGCATCACTTACAACTTGACTAGGAAAATAATTATTTATAACAGACTCTGCCATATTTTACTTTATTATTTTAGATGCGTTTCCAGTATTAGTATACTTCGCAATATTCATATTTAACTTTTGTTTCTCTACCTTTGCATTTGGTCTATATAGGTTTCTGTTACAAGCCATGATAGCTAACCCAGAACTAATAGAAGCATCATGCTTTGTTCTTTTATTTATATCAAACCTACTCCAGTCATTTAACGTTTCGTTAAAATATATGTTTCCATAAACTCCATCACCTAAATGACCAACGTGACTTTGTATGTACATCTCGATAGCAGCTGCATGAGCCTGCTTTATATCTTCACTTGAATTAGGTATTCCACCTATTTCTTTTTCTGTTACAGATAATTTGTTCCATAACTTATCTGGCCTGTTCATGCTATAGCCTCTATACCCTCTTCTTCTTAAATGATACAATAACCTAGGCTTATTATTCTCGCAAAGTAACGGCATTCCGTAAAACACTAAGGCCATCAATACGTCTTCAAAAAACATCTCAGCTGTTGGAGGTCTAGCTACATATTCTAAGAACATGTGGTTTGGAGGACAGTCTTCCATACTAAACTTTGTTAATCCATGAAGCGCTCCGTTTGATCCTTTCCCATCAACTGTCCCACTAATATCATAACTATCACAACCAAAAGCCCCCATGTGTTCATTAGCAGGATATCGTATACCATTTTTTTGTATTATTTTGTTTTGCATATTAGCTGGTGGAAACCAACTTACCTTAAACCTTCCCTTTGGATCTGGGTAGAATATAACTTGTGTGTCTTTTATTCCGTTAACCCATTGGAAGTTACCAGTAGAAACTACTGATGAACTACCTATACCTTCGTTATAATCTATTTGTTCGTATATCTTTACTAAGTTAAATATAGAATTTTTAGCCTCATCTCTAAACGCGTGCTCTGTTGTTCTTGGAAACTGTCTGTAAAACTCATTTAGACCATCGCTATCAGATTTTAAACCTTCAGCTTCGTTGTTCCAGTGTTCTATTATACCTATATCTATTAATTCACCGTCTGGTCCGAGTACATCATTATCTGGACTATCGAAGACTGGATATCCGTACTCATCAATAAATCCTTCATAGTTCCATTCCATTGGTATAAAAAGAGAATATAAACCAGATTTTGTTTGTCCATTCTTATTTCTTGAGGTAACGTCTGAAGCATTGTATAGTTTTTTAAAATTTCCCCCACCTTTGTCTAAGGCGTTTGAAGTTGATCCCATCATACATTTCCCTACTATTCTACTACCTAGTCTTAAACAAGTTTTCGTAACCCTCCAGTTGTTTAATATATTATCTGGTCTTTCCCACTTACCACTTTCATCATGAACCAGTAGGTTTAGTTTTTCACCATCATAACTATTGTCTCCTGTGTTTTTCCAATCTATAGTTGTATCTAGACCTTTTATTTCTTCAAGTTGTTCATTCGCCGTGATCTTCTTTCTAGTAAACTTACTAGCGGGTACACGATAAGCAAGCTCGGATTTTGGACGATCCATACCATCTTGTACAGGTTTAAAAAAGAACGGGTAGTTAATTGATATAGGAACAACTTTATCTGTAAACATTTTCTTTGCATCTGATCCTGACTTTGATAGTATACCATATCTACTATCACTCGATATAGTAGCTAAGTTAACTGTTTCTGCTGATGACATGAAAGAAAATCCAGACCTACGGTTTTTAAGGTAGCATATTCCGTAACATCGTTTATCTGCTTTACAAGCTTCCCAGAATATATAGAACAATCTATTTGCCTCTCTAAAGTCTGGAGCTCCAATGTCAATCTTACTCCATTGTAAATACATATAGTGCGTACCAGTTACCCAGGTTGGCTTACCATTATTCGTGAACCAGAATCCCTCCTCTCGTCGTTTAAATTCTTCGTCTAT